TAATTTATATAACAGTAGAAGTTATACTTGTGATGTGGAAATGATGGGTAATGCCTTAATACAACCGACTATGTATTTTAATTTGAGAAATGTACCAATGTTTAGTGGGCCTTATATGATTCTTGAAGTAAATCATAGTATAAGTCCAGGTAAGTTTTCAACAAGATTTAATGGAATTAGACAACCAATTGCGGCGCTACCAAAAATAGATAAATTTATTCAAATTTTAAAACAAAAAATTAGTAAAACTATTATTGATAGAAATAAACAAGAGAGAAATGCAACACAAACAAAAGAAAGTCAAAATTCAAAAAGTGTTGCAACAACAAGTCCATTTAAATCAAATAATGTTAATAATGTACAGACTTGCACGGCAATAACTAAATATAATACTTATGTTGCGGAGAAACCAATAAGTACTTTCCAAACTGTTGAGAAAATGGTAAATGAGATTGCCGCAAGAACTGATAGTGTATTACTGAGATATTGTATGTTTGCTAGAATATATTTTATTACAGCGGGTAACCCAATTATGGAAGCTTATGCTAATAATTATAGTGGAATTTATTTGAATTCTGATTGGGGACCATCTGAAAGTCTCTTTTCAAAATCAAAAAAATACTATTGTACTACACCAAATAACAATCCATTAGTGTTTTTTGACAGTCTTAAAGACCATTTAGATTTTATGTTTGGTAGATGGAAAAATTATCCTACATCATTAAAGTTACAAAATAATGTTAAAGATATTACAAAATTTGTTGTCATAACAACTAGAGCTGATTTCCAAGATGGTCAAAACGCATATAATTCATATGATTCTGAGGCAATAAAAAAAATGGAAGATGTAGTACAACAAGGTATTGATATTTATAATTCAGTTAAACGATAATTTTTTAGTATTTAAAGATATTTATATAAAAAAAATAATATGAGTGTAAAATTAATTTTAGAAAACTACTTAGGTAAAAAAACCCAAACAACTGAAAAAGATTTGGGTGATGGTACAAAACAAGTTTGTGATTTACAAACTGGTGAATGTTACATTATAAGAATGAAAGATGGTCTTATAGAGAGAGTTGATAATACTTTAAAGACAAATAAAAAAATTCAAGTTGAAACAACTAATGGAATAAAACAATTATTAAATGGTTAATAAAATGAAAATAGACGTTAAAATCATCGAAGAAGTAAGACGATACAAAGATATTAATAATTATTTGTTTGAACAAGAAGTTCCCCCACCACCTCCTCCTCCTGGTGATGCTGGAGCTGGAGCACCACCTCCTCCTCCTGGCGGAGCACCCCCACCACCACCTCCTCCTGGTGATATAGGAGCACCACCTCCTCCTGGCGATGCTGGGGCTGGAGGACAATTACCACCCCCAGAACCAATTAATGTTGGTGAAGACCCTGAAGTTGAAAAAATTGGTGACGAAAGTAAGGAAAAGAAAATTAAAGTAACTGACTTAGTCAAAGGTCAAGAGAACACAAGTAAGAAACAAGAAGAATATTTTGATAATTTGTTCCAACATTTAAATGATTTGGAAGATAAATTATCTAATATGGATCAAATTATTGACAAATTAAATTCAATTGAAACTAAAATTGAAAAATATAGAGTTAAAACACCTGAAGAAAAATTAGAATTAAGAAGTTTAGATTCAGGACCTTTTAATCAAAAATTATCACAATTCTTTGAGGATAAAGAAGATGAATTTGAAGCTACAGGAAAAGAACAATATATTTTAACACCAGATGAAATTGAAAATTATTCCCCAAATGAAATACAAAAAAGTTTTAGAGATTTTGAAGATGAAGATGATATGATTTCTAAACCTCAAACATCAGGATTCAAAAAAATATACTAGTTTAAAATTTGACAAACTCACGGCTGACACTTATTATTGTGTATAATATTTTCTAATCAAAAAATTTAAAAAAACATGGCGACAAATCCCTTAGACGCGATTTTGGCTCAGTACGAGCAATCACAAAAATCAAGTACAAACACTAACAAAATGTCTCAAGATGAGAGAATGAAGAAATACTTCGCAGCTCTTCTTAAAGACAATGAAAAACAAGGACAAAAAAGACTAAGAATTTTACCAACTAACGATGGAACTTCTCCTTTTAAAGAAGTGTGGTTTCACGAAATCCAAGTTGATGGTAAATGGCAAAAGTTCTATGACCCAGGAAAAAACGACAATGAACGTTCACCACTTTCTGAGGTACATGAAGAACTAATGGCGACTGGTAAAGAAACTGACAAAGAACTTGCCAAACAATATAAACCTCGTAAATTTTACATCGTTAAATTAATTGACCGTGACAACGAGCAAGATGGTGTAAAATTTTGGAGATTTAAACACAACTACAAAAACGAAGGTATATTAGACAAACTAATTCCTATCTTCCGTGCTAAAGGTGATGTAACTGACCCTGAAAAAGGTAGAGACATTATCCTTGAAATGACCAAAGCCAAAACACCAAAAGGTGCAACATACACAGTTATACAAACAATTATGTATGATGACCCAGCACCAATTCATTCTGATAAGTCTAAGGCTGATTCTTGGGTAAATGATGAATTAGGTTGGGCTGATGTATATTCTAAAAAACCAGTTGAATACTTGGAAGCTATTGCGAAAGGTGAAACACCAAAATGGGATAGTGAAAAAGGTGGTTATGTTTATGGAAACTCTGAGGTTGGTGAAGTATCCTTTGGTGGTAAAAAATCTTATGAAGACCCACAGGCTGACTTTGATGTTGATGGTGATTTACCTTTCTAAAATTATTATCTAACATGAACCCCATTAAAAGTGGGGTTCAATTTTATTGACTTATGAATAAAAAAGTTTTGTGTTTTACACCAAGTTATAAACGATATAAAATGTTAAGAAGTTGTATCCAAGATATCGCTTCACAAACTTATGGAAATATTTTTCATACGATTAATATTACCTATGATAAACAAAAACAGACTGATAATGTTGAGTTTTTATTTGATGATTTAAAAACAGATAAAAATAAATTTACATTTTCACAAAATCAACATCAACATTTTAATCATTTAAATGCAATTACATCAGTTGAAAATTATAAAGAATATGATATTTTTATAAAAATAGATGATGATGACATTTACAAAAAAAACTATGTAAAAAACATAGTTGATTATTTTAATAATAATGATGTTGATATAATTTCATCAAAAATAAAATATCAGTTAAATGGTAGTCATATTTTTGTTGGTGATTATAGTAATTTAGGAGGTAACCCAATAGATTGTCATTTTAATATGCCAACAACATTTGCATTCAATCTAAAAGCACTAGAATTAATTGAAGAAATTTCTTTACGTAAAGTAGTATATGGATTTGAAGATAATATGTGGAGAGATGTTTGGTGTAAAACTTGTAAAATAGGTGAAATGGATAATAGTAAAAATATTATATGGCATATACATGGAAAAAATATATCAACTGCAGATTTTTTAATTAATAAATAAAAAAATAATAGTAATTAAATGAAAATTCAAAAGAAAATGATTAATGCACTTACTCTTAAGTATGAGAGTGAGATTGCAGAGGCTGAGGCAACTTTATTAGTTTATTTGTCTAATAATCTTGTTGGAATTGGAGAACATCCACAACATTTATATGAAATGGACAAACTTGTTGAACAAATAGCCAATGCCAACGATAAATTGGAAACATTAAAAGAATTCGTAAAATATAATTTAAACAATGGCGATTAAGAAAAATGATTTTAGTAGTATAAAGAAGAAGTTTTCAACTTCTGCTAAATACAAACCCCAACGATATTTTGACTTGGGAACTGAATTTTTAGATGCGGTTGGATTACCAGGTCCTGCTGTAGGACACTTAAATATGATGTTGGGTCACTCAGATACTGGTAAGACAACTGCTCTTATTAAAACTGCTGTTGATGCTCAAAGAAAAGGTATTCTTCCTGTCTTTATCATCACAGAACAAAAATGGAGTTTTGAACATGCAAAACTTATGGGACTTAAATGTGAAGAAGTTGTTGATGAAGAAACGGGTGAAATGGATTGGGATGGCTTTTATTTATTCAATAATTCATTTGAATATATCGAACAAATTACCGATTATATAAATGAACTTTTGGATGCTCAAGAAAAAGGAGATTTGGAATATAGTCTTTGTTTTATGTGGGATTCAGTTGGTTCAGTACCTTGCAAAATGACTTATGAAGGTAAGGGTGGAAAACAACATAACGCATCAGTTCTTGCTGATAAGATTGGTATGGGTATTAACCAAAGAATTTCAGGTAGTAGAAAAGCTGAATCTAAATTTGAAAACACTTTGATTATTGTAAACCAACCCTGGGTTGAATTGCCTGATAATCCTTATGGACAACCAAAAATTAAAGCAAAAGGTGGTGAAGCGATATGGTTGAATTCTTCTTTGGTATTTTTATTTGGTAACCAAAAAGGAGCTGGTACAACAAAAATAGCAGCAACCAAAGATAAAAGAAGTGTTAAATTTGCAAGTAGAACTAAGGTATCTGTACTTAAAAATCACATTAATGGATTGGGTTATGATGATGGTAAAATTATCGTTACACCACATGGATTCTTATCAGGTAAAGATGCTGCGGAAGAAAAAACTTCAATTGAAAAGTATAAAAAAGAATATGCTGATTATTGGAAAGAAATACTTGGATTAGAAGGAGATTTTGTATTGAAAGAAGAAAAAGAATATGAATAAATTAAAAGTTATATCACTATTTTCGGGTTATGGGACACAAGAATTGGCACTAAAATACATTGGTGTTGATTTTGAGAATGTTGCTAATTGTGACATCCTTAAAACCGCGAATATTGCTTATGATTCATTACATACAACAACATTGGGTAACTTGGGGGACATTTCGAAGGTAAACGAGGACAATTACCCCCAATGTGTCCTAATGACTTACTCATTCCCTTGTCAAGATATATCAATATCAGGAGTTCAAAAAGGTATTCAAAAAGGAACAAGGAGTGGTTTATTATATGAAGTTGAGAGGATTTTAACAAAGAATCAACCAAAGTATCTCTTGATGGAGAACGTTAAAAACTTGGTGTCACATAACCATATTAAAAACTTTAAATTACATATATCATTCTTAAATAAGTTGGGATATGGATGTTCTTGGAGGGTTTTAAATGGTTCTGATTATGGATGCCCACAGAATAGAGAACGAGTCTTTATGATGTCAGTATATGGGATGTCAAATGAAGAAGTTGAATCAATAATGAACGGAGTTGAGAAACATAGAAAAGATAGAGTACCAATGCGACCATTCATAGAAAATGACATTACAGAAGACTTATTCATTGAATGTGACATAACACCTAACGAACCTAAAAAGAATAGTGTGTGCAGACTTGTAGGACGCAGAAACGATGTCAAATATGACCAGGCAAGACGTATCTATTCTATTGATGGTTGTTCACCTTGTTTAACAACAACTGGTTCACCGCAAATTATGACTGAGGATGGTAAAATAAGAACAATTACTAGTAGAGAAGCATATAGATTTATGGGTGTTAGAGAAGAAGATATTGATAAATTATTATCAACAAGTCTAACAACAAACAATCACATTGCCTTGGCTGGAAATTCAATATGTATACCAGTAATGGAAGCAATATTTACAGAATTTTTGGGTGAATACATTACATCCGAATTCAAAAAAGAAGAAAACAATTTTGTTAACCCTTAAAAAAAATTAATGACAAAAACATTATTGATTGATGGTAATAACCTAATGAAGATTGGCTTCCATGGGGTTAAAGATTATTACCACAATGGTAATCATATTGGGGGGATATGGCATTTCCTTAATACAACCAAAAGATTTATTGAGGAATACAATTTTGATAAAGTAATTGCTTTTTGGGATGGTGCAGGTAATTCAAGTAAAAGGAAAATTATATATCCCCAATACAAAGAAAATAGGGTAGTTGATTCCAATGTGTTTAAAGAAGAATCTTTCTCATATCAAAAGGAAAGGGTTAAACAATATTTGGAAGAAATGTTCATCAGACAAGTTAATATTGAGAACAATGAAGCAGATGATTTAATTGCTTATTATTGTCAAATTGCTACAGATGAATCAATTACAATATTCTCATCTGATAAGGATTTAACACAACTTATATCCCCAAATGTATCAATTTATTCACCATCCGCAAAACAAATGTATAGAAATGGGGATAAGATTAAATTAAAAGAGCATTCAATTCCACATAATAATATTTTGACATACAAGGTATTATGTGGTGATAAATCAGATAATATTGATGGGATATATTATTTGGGTGATAAAACTTTATTTAAATTTTTTCCAGAATTACTTGAACAAGACGTAACAATTGACGATATTTTAACCAAGGCTGAAAACCTTTTGAAAGAAGATAAAGAAAACAATACCATTAAAAACCTTTTAACAGGAAAAACAAAGACAGGAATATATGGTGATGAATTCTTTGAAATCAATAAAAAGATTGTAGATTTATCAGAACCATTAATTGATGATGAAGGAAAAGAGATGGTTGAACTTTATTATAAGGAAACATTAGACCCCAATGGTAGAGGACATAGAAATCTAATAAAGATGATGATGGAAGATGGATTCTTTAAATTTCTTCCAAAAGGTGATGACGCTTGGGTAAATTTTTTAAAACCATTTTTGAAACTTACAAGAAAAGAAAAACACAATTTTAAAACAAAAAAATGATTAACAATGAGAGAACAAAATGATGTAACCAAACTGGAATTCTTGATGATGGTAAATGATAACATTATCGTACAAAGATTTTTCAATGTAAGAGATTACAACCCAAAATCTAAAAATTCAATTGAATTCTTGGAATACATGAATGGGTTGGTTGAAAATCTTAATTATTCGTTAAAAATGAAATCCGTGAGCTATCTATTGGAAAACCAATATGACATCACAAACAACCCAACAATTCTTAATACTTCTTTCATAGAAGGTCCTGAATATTTTAACATTTTCATAAAACAAAATGATAAAATAATTTCCCATAGAAGAATTGACGCTAAGATATATCCCCCAAAAATCAGATATACGGTGGATATTCGTCAACAAATCAAGGGTGTTTTATATGATTTAACGGATATTTTGTCCGAAAAAGATTTAACATTTAATTATTTGGGATATAGCACACTAGTCTAATATTTATTCATACAACAATTCAAACATATGTCATCTAACAAAAATTTCGATTATTTAGGGAGTTCATTTCAGATACAACTTCTTAATCAAATTGTACTAGATAAAGAATTTTCGAGGTCTATTGTAGATGTAATAGAACCAACTTATTTTGATAACAAGTACTTTAAAATCATTATCCAAATGATTAAAGAGTATAGTCAAAAATGGGATGGAGTACCATCTTTTGACACTTTAGAACAGATAACAAAATCAGAGTTCCAACAAGAAAATGTTGCTAAAGTTGTTATTGACACAATTAGAAAAATTAAAGAAGCCCCAATATCTGGTGGAGAGTTTGTTCAAGAAAAAGCATTAAAGTTTTGCAAACAACAAGAACTACAAAAAGCGATTACTAAAGCACAAAAAGTAATTGATGGTGGTGAGTTTGAAAATTACGATACTCTTGAAGAAATGATTCGTGAAGCCCTTCAAGTCGGAATTGTTGAAAGTGGAACGTTAAATGTATTTTCCAATTTGGATGATGTTTTAAATGAAGATTATAGACACCCAATTCCAATGGGAATACCAGGAATTGACAGACTTTTAAAAGGTGGTTTGGCAAAAGGTGAAATTGGGGTTATATTAGCCCCAACTGGTGTAGGTAAATCAACTATCTTAACCAAGATTGCCAACCATGCTTTTAATTTGGGATATAATGTACTTCAAATATTTTTTGAGGATAATCCCAAGGTTATTCAAAGAAAACATTTTACATTGTGGACAAAAATCCATCCTGATGACATGTCTAATAAAAAGGATGAAGTAATATCCAAGGTAAGAGAAATTGAAAATAAAATGACAAATCAACTTGTCTTGGAGAAACTTCCTTCTGATACTATGACAATGACTCAAATCAAAAATCTAATTAGAAAAAAGATTGCTGATGGTATCAAAGTGGATATGGTTTTATTGGATTATATTGATTGTGTTGTCCCTGAGAAAAACTTG